AGGATGCTTCGCACCGCGCGAGCAACCCGTACCCGGATCTCTCAGTCGACGAGATCTGCAAGCTGCCGATCGCGAATCATCTCAACGAAAATGCCATCGTGTGGCTCTGGACGACGAATGCCTTCATGGGCGAGGCATACATGGTGGCCGATGCGTGGGGGCTACGGGTGCGCACAATCCTCACCTGGGCCAAGGATCGTATGGGCGCAGGTGACTGGTTGCGCGGCAAGACGGAACACGCGCTGCTCTGCACGCGCGGGAGACCAACGGTGACGCTCACCAATCAAACGACGCTCATCCATGGGCTGCGGCGGGAGCACTCACGTAAGCCAGACGAGTTCTATGCGCTGGTCGAGAGCCTCTGCCCGGGGACGAAGCTCGACTACTTCGCGCGCGAGGCGCGAGCGGGCTGGCAAACCTGGGGCGTGGAATCGAGCAAATTCGCATGAGCTTCGAGGCCCAGCTCGAGGTTGGCAAGCACGGGGAGCGGGTCGTCGCGAGGATCCTCAGAGAGCGCGGATGGTACATCGTCCCGAGCTATGACTTCACCGGGACGGATGGCGCGAAAGCGCCCAGGATGATCGGGCAGCGCCTCGGCTTCGTGATACCCGACCTGGATATCGCTAGGGGCGGCACGCGGTACTGGGTCGAAGTGAAAACCAAGACCGCCGCCGACTTCACGCGGATCACCCAACGGTTCGAACACGGTATGCAATTGCGCCACTACACCGATTACCAGCGAGTCCAGCAGGAGAGTGCATCGCCCGTGTGGATCTTCGTACTCGAGCTAGCGGCTAGCGAGCTGCTGTTCATCGCGCTGGACAAGATCGAGGACATGAAGCGCGTATACGACGGCCGCAAGATGGGGCGCGGCGGAATGGTGTACTGGCCGCGTGCTGCCATGCGCGTCTTGTGCAGGATCGCCCAAGGAGGGACCCGATGACCATCATGGCCTGCCGCTACTGCGGCGATTTTCCCGAGCGCCACTCCAGCCGCTGCCGCAGCGCCGTCTTCCGCTCCGGGCGCATCTGGAGATGCCTGCGGCATCGCCATCACGGACGTGAGCACAGATACGCGGACGATGCGCCGCGCGAGCGCAGACAGGCGCGGGAGGAGGCACCATGCAGGGCGTCGTGATCCCGTTTCGGCGGGTCGTGATCCCAGAGGTCGGAGACGCCACGCCCGAGGGCATCGTCGCGGTCTGGGACGTGGTCCTCGGCGCAGTCGATGTCGCCGCGGGCATGCTCGGCGCCAGGGACCGAGGCTGGCGCGAGGTCTACAACGGCATGGTCTGGCCGCACTACCTGCGCGTCCTGGAGCTCGAGCGCCAGCTCGACGTGCGCACCGATGCCAGGCGGGCCATGGGCCTGTGATACGATGAGCACCGGGGCACCGGTCCTGCAGACCGGGGGCTGCTGTCCGCTTCTCCGGCGGCCCACGCCCCGGTCTCCTCCGCGGGAAGCGAGGGGAGAGAAGCATGCCGCGCAATCAGGCGCCGCACTTCAAGGTGCGCTGCTCCATGCGCAACCACCGCAAGACCGCAGGCGTCTACGCGGACAACCGGCTCCTCGCTGCATGGGTGCGCCTGGGCATCTACGCGGTCGAGGTCTACGCCGACCGGACGCAGGACACCTTCCAGATTCCGGACCGCGCGCTCACCGCGCTGATGGGGGTAGGTCGGGCCGACATCGCCCGGACATCGCTCGGACGTCTCGCGGACGTCTGCGGGATGTCCGTCGAACGTCAAGGCGACGTCTGGGCGATCACATGGCCTAACCTCGCGAAAAAGCAGTTCCCTCGCCGCGAAGACGGTACCGTTAGGGGGGGCTCCGCCTCCGCCTCCGCCTCCGCATCCGGATCCGGATCTTCTTCTGAGTCTGTTCTTACCTCCGAGGATGTGGATTCTTCTCGGCACATGGGGGGTCCGGGGGGAGAGCGGCTACCGCCGCCCGCGCGCCCCAAGAATCCACAGACCTCGAGCGCCGAGTGGATTGCCAAGCTCGCCCGGGCCTGCCCACACGGCGCCTGCGACCCAGGCGTCGTTCGCGCCTGGCTGGCCACCATCCGGCCCGCCATCGACGCTCGCGGCTACTCCGACATCCGCCGCGCAGCCACGTCGTGGTGGGCCCGCGTCCGACCCGACGAGCTCGCAGCAGCCAGGACCAAAGCCATGCGCGAGGGCCTCATCGCCCAGCCACCGCTCGAGGTGTACGTGCCACCGCTGAGCGCCGCAGAGGGGGCGGCCATCATAGCGGCCATCAATCGTGGCGAGATACCGAGGAGCGCTGAATCATGAGCACTGACGCACGGATCCGCCATCGCCAGATCCTCAGGGTCGAGGCGCACCGCAGCATGCGGCAGCAGCTCAAAGAGCTGCGCTACGACTGGGACCTCCCGCGCTACGCCGGAGGCCTCTACGACCTCGAGGTCGTCGCCGGCGGCCTCTACGGCCTGGCCGTCATCGCCGGCGCTCCGAAGTCCGGCAAGTCCCTGCTCGCGCTGCGCTGCGCCCTGGACACCGCCCGCCAGGCCGAGACGCTCGTCGTCTACGTCGACCTCGAGCTCGACTCAGGCACCTACGCACGGCGCCTCCTGGGAGCCTGCGGGGCACGCACACAGGGCGAGCTGCCCTCGTGGATCCCGGACCACATGCGCATCATCGACGGCCGGGACGCCGGCGTAGAAGAGCTCAGCGACGGCATCGCCGAACAGCTCGACGACCAGCACGAGCGCGTCCTCATCGTCATCGACTCCATCAACCGCCTCGCGAAAAACCAGCAATTGCACCGCAAAGACGCGTACTTCGACGCCCTCTCTGCCGTCGTATCATGGGCCCGCCGCGCCATGACCCTCTCCCACGGCCAGATCGGCGCAATCCTCGTCTCTGAAGTCAATCGCGCCGGGCAAATAACAGGCCAAGACCCCGAATACGCTGCTGATTGCCTCGTCACGCTGCGACCCGAAGACGGCGGCACCGGTATCGTCGAAGTCGACTTCCGCTCGCGCTCGACAGCTGGCTTCGCGGGCCGCCGCTACCACCGCGACGCAGCAGGCGTGCAGTTCGTCCCGGAGGGTGCCGGACACGCGCCCGCCGTACCGCCGCCGCCAGATCCGGACGATCCCGAGCCCTGGGGCGAGCCGCTGAGGCTGCTGTGAGCTCCCAAGTGCCCTGGGGCCCCCAGGATCGCCGAACGCAAGGAGACCCTGCCATGGATACCAACCCGACCGAGATCGTTGATCCTGCGCGCGCCGCAGGCACTACCGATGCGCCCAGCGCCAGAATCAGGGTCCGCCCTCCAGGCTTCGAGCCGTTCGCGAACGCTCCAGCCGTCACCCGGCGCCGCTACCGCGGGCTGATCGCTCGGGCCCACAGCAGCAGGACCGCCGCCATCAAGACGTTCTGCGTGGAGTGCAACGGCTACTCGCAGCGGCTCGCGGCCTCCTGCGAGACGCGCACCTGCCCGCTGTGGGCCTGGAACCGGGACCTCTTCTCCAAAAACCAGGACAGCGAGTCCGGGCAGGATCTCGAACCGTGAGCCGCCATGACGCGCCGCGTCATGCCGCAGCTCACCGCCGCCTGCTCCTGGCCGGCCTGTGGCTGGCGATCCTCGGCACCGTGCTGTCGCCCGAGGTCTGTTCCGTCGCCCGCGCCCAGACGCCGCCACCCCCGAAGATCGTCCGCCCCTGGGACGGCTACACCGCCAGGACCACCTGGCCGGCCGGCACCTCCGAGATCCGCTGCGAGCTGGCCGCCATCGCCTCGGCCCAGATCGGTGCCGTGCAAGGCGCCGCGAGCCCCACCGAAGGCGAGCCGGTCAGCCTCCCGCTCGACATGCCGCCGGCCGAGATCCGCTGCCGGGCCTGCAACGCCGCAGGGTGCAGCGACCTCTCACCGAACACGCTCGAGATCCGCCAGCGCTCCCGCGCGGACTGCAACGGCGACGGCACGACCAACGTCAGCGACATGGTCTGCTACGCGCTCTGCATCTACCGGCCCGAGACCTGCCCGGGCTAGGCCCTCAGCCCCGCGTGAAGCTCCGCGGCGCCTCGGGCGCGTCCTGCGGATCCACAGCCGCAGCGTGATCCCAGCGCCGGTACCGGTGCATCCCCTCATGCCCCCGGCTCAGCGTGCAGCGGCGTACCCGGCCGCACAGCCGGTCGTAAAACGCCGCCCGGCAGCGCGCCCAGCGCTCGCCTCCATCGCCGCCGTCTAGCCGAGCCATCCGAACATCTGCGCCAGCAGCGTCAGCCACCCACCGCGCCCGCCCGCGATCCGATTGCGCGCCGCCGCACCGACCCCCGAGAGCATCCCCGTCACCGCCGTCCCGATCACCGGCGCTAGCCAGATCAGCTCGGGATTGGCCCCGATCACCAGGGTAGAAACCACCTGCCCGATCCCGCCCGCCACCGTGCCCGTGGCGACCTGCTGGATCGGTGGCCGGGACGGCCTGGCTTCGGTCGGCTGCGGCTGCATCACGGGCTCCTTACCACTAGATGTTGTGTTCCACGTGGCACTATGCCACAACATCTAGTGGTGGACGACAAGATCCCTGCCCATCACGCCCCAGCACGAGACGTCACGGGAAGGTGGCTACGGGGCAGCAGCGGCAACCCCAAGGGCCGCCCCGCAGGCATCGACGCCTGGAAGCTGCTGGTCGAGACCGCAGCCAAGCTCACGCCGGACCGCAGGCGGACGTACCTCGAGCGGGCGCTGGACAAGGCCTGGCAGCTCGCAGCCGAGGGCTCAGCCGAGCACCTCCGCATCCTGCTCGATCGCCTCGCTCCGGCCCGCTTGGCCCTGGAGCACTCCGGCGAGGTGATCATCGGCGTGCCGCTCGAAACCCTCGAACGAGCGCAGATCGTCCTGGACGGCCTGATCGCGGAGCACCCGGATCAGGTACGGGCACTCCTGCAGTGAGCGCAGCCACGGGCATCCTGGACGCTCAGGACGTGCCTCGCGAGGCGCTGGCCATCGCCCTGGCCTACCGCTGGAGCTTCTGGGCTCGTCCAGAGCAGCGCGCGCCGGCTGGCGACTGGGTCAAGTGGCTCTACCTGGCCGGCCGTGGCGCCGGCAAGACCCGCGCAGGGGGCGAATGGGTGCGCGAGCAGGCCGAGCGCCACCCGGGCTGCCGGATCCATCTCGTCGCGCCGACCGCCTCGGACGCCCGCGACGTCATGCTCGAGGGCCAGTCGGGCATCCTGCGCACCGCGCCGCCCTGGTTCCGGCCGGTCTACGAGCCCAGCCGCCGGCGGCTCTCCTGGCCCAACGGGAGCCTCGCGTACCTCTTCTCGGCCGAAGAGCCCGACCGCCTGCGCGGCCCTCAGGCGAATTACGCCTGGGCCGACGAGCTCGCCGCCTGGGCCCGCCCGGAGACCTGGGACATGCTGATGTTCGGGCTGCGGCTCGGGCAGCACCCGCAGATCTGCGTCACCACGACCCCCAAGCCCGTCCGCGTGGTGCGCCAGCTGCTCGATGATCCTACCTGCGCAGTCACTCGCGGCACGACCCAGGCCAACGCCCGCAACCTCGCGCCGACCTTCCTGCGCGAGATCCTCGGCCGCTACCAGGGCACACGGCTCTACCGCCAGGAGGTGCTCGGCGAGTATCTCGAGGAGGTCGAGGGCGCCCTGTGGCAGCGCGACTGGATCGAGCGCGATCGCATCGAGTCAGTGGACATGGACAGGCTGCGGCGCATCGTGGTCGCGATCGACCCCGCGGTCACAAGCGACGCCGACAGCGACGAGACAGGTATCGTCGTGGCCGGCCTCGGGATCGACGGGCACGGCTACGTGCTCGAGGATCTATCAGGCCGATCAAGCCCGGATGCCTGGGCGCGGCGTGCGGTCAACGCGCTCGATCGGCATGGCGCCGACCGCATCATCGGCGAAGCGAACAACGGCGGCGACCTCATCGAGCACACGCTCCGCACGGTTCGCCCAAACGTGCCCTATCGCAAGGTGCACGCATCGCGCGGCAAGGCCGCACGCGCAGAGCCCATCGCTGCCCTCTACGAGCAGGGCAAGGTCCATCACGTCGGCGGCTTCCGAGAGCTCGAGGATCAGCTCTGCTCCTGGGAGCCGCTCTCCGGCATGCGCTCGCCTGATCGCCTCGATGCGCTGGTCTGGGCGCTCACCGAGCTCATGCCCGTCGGAGGCATCGGCTGGGGCGATGCAGCGACACTCTCCGGTGTCGCAGCATGAGCGCCCTTGATCTCTACCGCGATTTCCGCGACTGGCGCCGCTACCGCAGGGAGACCCGCTACGGCGCACCCATCGCATTCCATCCCCCGGTCGGCCGCAGCGGCCTGATCGGCAGCTCGCAACCCAGCCCCGACGCCATCCTCCGCGAGGTGCTCGGCTGGGCAGATATCGCCGTGCGCGCCGTCGCCAAGCGCATGATGCAGCTCGACCTGGAGGTCATCGAGCGGCGCTCGGAGCGCGGCGGGACCGTCGTCGAGACCGTCCTGGACGATCACGAGCTCGCGCTCCTGCTGGCCCGCTTCGGGCCGACCCACTCGCGGCGCCAGGCCCTCTATCTGCTCACCCGCTACCTGCTCGAGCTCGGACAAGCCTACCTGCTCCGGGTCGGGGCCCGGTCCGGTCGGCGCACCGCCGAGCTCCACGTGATGCAGGCGGCGCGCGTGCGCCCCGTGCTCGAGGGCGGGATCGTTACCGGGTACATCGCCCAGGGCGGCACCGGGCAGGAGATCCCGCTCCGTCCCGAGGACGTGATCTGGATCTGGACGCCCGATCCCGAGACGCTCTACTCGGCCGAGGGAGTCATCGGGCCGCAGGCGCAGGCTGTCGATGCGACCAAGTACGGCGACGCGCACATCCGAGAGCACTTCCAGAATGACGCCACGCCGCGCGTGGTCATCGAGTCAGGTCCCGAAGCCCAGCACCCAGACCCTGCGGGCCGCGAGCGCTGGGAGCAGGGCTGGCGCAACGCCTACGGCCTAGGCTCCACGCGCCGCGGCTTGCCGGCATTCCTGCCGAGCGGCTTCAGCGCCAAGATCCTCGATGAGCACGCCTCGACTGGATCGGTCGTGCCGATCCAGACCTACCTGCGCGACCGGATCTTCATGGCGCTCGGCGTGCCGCGCTCTGTCGTGGGCGACGTCGTCGACGCGAACCGGGCCGCAGCCGACACGAATCAGTACGTGTTCGACCTCTACGCGGTGAAGCCATACGCGGATCTGATCGCGGACGCGCTCACCACGCAGCTCGCCATGCCGGCCTATGGTGAGTCGATTGCTGTGCGCTTCCGCGAGTTCGTCCCGCGTGACAAGGCGCATGAGCTCGCGCGTGAGGCACAGGATCTCACGCTCAAGGTCCGCTCGATCAATGAGGTACGCGAGGAGCGCGGGCTCGATGCCGCAGCGTGGGGCGAGCTGCCCGTAGGCTCCATCGCGGACGTGCCCTATGACGGCGAGATGCCCGAGCCCATCACCGTCCCTGATGATCCCGAGGCGCTGGCCCCCGTGGACGATGAGCCGGCCGATCCCGACGACGCCCCGCGCAGACGCGCGAATGTCTCCGCACTCGATGATCGGCTGGTGCTCGGCTACGTGCGCAGCTTCGAGGGCGCGCTCCGCCGCGTGTTCGGCGCGCAGCAGCGCCGCATGCTCGAGGCGCTGCGCGAGGCCGGCATGGGGCGGAGCGCCCGGGATCTCTCCGCAGAGGAGATCATGTCGATCCTGCGCCGCACGCTCGCACCGGCAGGATGGGCACAGCTCTACGATCGGACCACGGGCAAGGTGCGCGGGGCAACCTACCTCGCCCAGGCGCGCCGCGCGCTCGCACAGGTCGGCGGTCAGCCGGGCGGGTTTGTGTTCTCGGCGCAGGTCGCCACCGAGCTCGCTGCCCAAGAGCGAGTCTTCCGCAAGCTCGTGAGCGATACGACGCTGCGCGATCTCTCGGGCAAGGTGTTCGCGGCGCTCAAGGAGTCCGCTGAAGCGGGCGAAGCGCTCGAGGCGCGCGCCAAGCGGATCGAAGCAGCGGTCGCCGAGGGCATGGACATGCGCCGCTCGCGCGCGCGCACGATCGCGCGGACCGAGGTCGGCACCGCGAATCAGATCGCGCAGCTCGACGGCTGGCGGCAATCTGGCGTCGTCCAGCTGAAGCGCTGGGTCAACTCGCAGGACGACGCCGTCCGAGACGCTCACGAGATCGACGGGCAGACCGTCTTGCTCGAGGGCCGGTTCAGGCTGCGCGACGGCATCGAGGCGCGAGCGCCGCTCGACTCGAGCCTGCCGCCTGGCGACCGGATCAACTGTCGCTGCGCCATGGTGCCCGTCACCGAGGGGGAGACAGCATGACCACACGCTACCAGCGCCACTGCCGCATCGAGACGGGCGCCGAGCTCGGGATCGTCGCGGGCATCCTCGCGACCGACGGTGAGGCATCCGACGGGCACATCCTATCGATGCAGGGCGCTCAGGCCGAGCCTGGCGCGCCGCTGCTCTTCGGCCATGATGCCTTCTCGGGCACCGCGAATCTCGGCAGCTGGACTCGCTTCCGTCCGTCCGAGCACGAGCTCCGCGGCGAGGCGCAGATCGAGATGGCCGGCATCGGCGCGCAGGCTGATTGGCGTGCAGACCTCGCGCACATGATCGCCCAAGGGCACGTCTCCGCGCTCAGCGTGCGCTGGGAGCCGCTCAAGCCGCCCGTGCGCAGGATCAACCTCGCCAGCGATCATCCGGCCTACGTCGACGCCGAGAAGGCACACGGAGATGATCCTCGGCGCTGGGGCTACTACTTCGACGCCTGGCGCGTGCTCGAGGGCTCGGTCGTCACGATTGGCGCCGACCCTGCCGCGCTCATCGGTCGCATCGCGCAGGCGCGCGGAGCGGACCGCGACCTGTGGCGCGGCGCCTTGGCGGACTACTTCGCCCAGGGCGCTGCAGCCCCAGAGCTGCGCGAGGCGTACACCGCGCTCGCCGGCAGCGTCGAGGCGCTGCGCGGCCAGGGCGTGACCGACTTCGGGACCCTGCTGCGGCTCTGCGGCATGGGCACCGATGCCTCCTCGCTCGTCTCCGTCGAGTACGGGGACGGGCAGCGCGTGCTGATCCCGCGCGAGGCGCACGACCGCCTCGTGGGCTCGGCACGCGAACGGCTCGAGCTCGCCTTCGACTTGCTGGCAGACGGCATGCCGCTGCTCGTCGAGCCCGTGCGAGAGCCGGCGCCACGGGGAGTTCCCGAGGTGCCTCACACTGCGCCGGCATCCGTGCCTGCGCAGCCTGTAGATGACCTGCTCGAGCGCGTCCGGGTGCGCACGGCACAGATCGTGCGCGACAGCCTGGCCGCGAGGGGATGACCATGCCGGAACTGACCCTGCCTCCGAGTTCAGAGGAGATGGCGAAGGCCAGAGAGACAGCGCTGAATCTCGCCTTCAAGGACCTGTCGCAGAAGGCCGAGGAGCGCGCGATCGAGACGGTCCGAGCCGAGGTCGATCGGATCCTCGGCGAGAAGCCCGATCGCAGCCAGCTTGGGCTGGTGGCGCTCTCTGGCCAACCCAAGCAGCGTCTCGCATACGGAGAGGGCGTGCGCCTGATCTCGCCGCATGCCGTGCGCTACCTGCGGCTGCCCGAGATCCAGCGCAAGATCCGCACGCCGGACAGCGACCACTGGATGGCCCAGTGGCTCCGCGGCAAAGCATGGCGGGATCGCGGCATCCTCATGGAGGCGGACGCCAAGCTCGAGGAGCTCGGTTTCCCGCGCGTGTCGGTCAGCGAGCACGAGCGCGCCGACCTGCTCGAGGGGCTCGCGTCCGGGACGACCGGCATGACGGCCGGATCGGGCGCCTCGCTCATGCCGACCCCGCTGGCGGCGGTCATCATGCTCGCCCGCGACAAGCGCGCGCGCCTGCGGCCGATCGTCAGTAGCTTCACGAGCGCCGGCAAGACGCTCCGGGTGCCTACCGCTGGCTCGGCCACGGTGGCGATGGTCGCCGAGGGTGCGACGGCCTCACAGGGTGAGCCGACGATCAGTCACAAGCTGCTCGACAAGAAGAAGGCGCAGGGCGTGTTCGAGGCGTCCATCGAGCTGCTCTCGGACTCGGCCTTCGACCTGGTGAGCTTGTTCAGCGAGCGCGCGGGCTCGGCGCTCGGGGCGCTCGAGGACGTGCAGATCTGCACGAGCAACGGGACGGCGCCCAACATCACGAGCGCCATCATCACGGGCGTGACGGAGGTGACCGAGGCCGTCTCGGCCACGCTGGCCTATGCCGACGTGGTCTCGCTCTACTTCGCGGTGCCCGAGCCCTATCGGGCGGGCGGCTCGTGGCTGGGCGATGGGACGGTCATGAAGATCCTCTCGCTCATCGACGATGGGAACGGGCGGCCGATCTTCCAGCCTGCCGATGCCGCTGCAAACGTGATCGGCAACACCGCCGGCAATGTCGGGTCGATCTTCGGACGTCCGGTCTATGACGTGCCGCTCGCGGCGGGCACGCTGATGTTCGGCGACTTCCGGGAAGGGTACGGGCTGCTCGATGCCGGCGGGATCTCCGTCGCGATCAGCGAGCATATCCGGTTCCTCGAGGATGGAATCGTCTTCAAGTTCACAACGCGCTTCGATGGGAACATCCTTACCGTGGCTGCGCTGCGCATCATGCTGGGTCTGACGACGGCTGGTTAGTCCAGGGGTGAGAGGGAGGGGCCCGGTCGCCCATCGGCCGGGCCCCTCATCGGGGAGAACAGACATGCGACGCATCAAGATCCTGGCATGGCTCGCGGCGCTGCTGCTGCCGCTCCGCGCTCTGGCGGAGACCTGCACGTTGCCGACCGGAACCTACAACTGGACGGCGGCTTGTACCGTCTCGGCCGGCACGATCACTGGATGCACGTGCAACGCCAGCGATGCCGATATCTGGGAGATCCCCCAGGACGCCATCGTCACGATCCCGGGCGATGCGACGGTGACGGACCTCGACGTCACCATGTCGAGCGCCACGGCGCAGATCATCGTGCGCGCAGGCGGGCAGCTCACCCTTGCTGCCGCCGGCGGCCTCGGCGTGCCGGGTGCTGGCCTCCTGGTCGAGCCGCTCGGCATCTTCCGGTCGCAGGGACGTGCGCTGACCTACGGCAATGCAACGCCGGCCTACTCCGCGGCAGCGCTGGCGCAGAGCACCGTTCCGACGGTCAACACGGCGCTGGCCGCGGGAGAGATCATCCACTGCCCGGGTACCAGCGCCTCGACGCTCGTCGAGGATTGCGAGGCAAACGATACGACCCCGGGCTCGCCTGCGCAGATCGCCATCTGCTGGCCGAATGCGGACGACGCGACCGCGCGCAGGCAGGGCTATCAGGTCACCACCGCCGGCCAGCCCGGAGAGGGTTTCTACCCCGAGTGGATCGCCGCCGCCGCCGTCGGAGACGTGCTCGTTTTCTGGGACCCCACGGGTGGCCTCGATCCGAGCCGCGACGTGAACGCGATGTACGAGATCCTGTCCATCAACACGACCACAGATGATGTGTGTCTGACGATGGCCATCCGTCAGGGACCGACCAGCGCGGATGCCACGACGGAGGTCAGCTGCCACGCCAACGCGCTCTCCTGCCATGTCGCCGAGCGCGATGTTCTCGAGGTGACCCTGTCCGCGGCCTACGTCGCTGGGCGGCGCACGCTCGCGGTCGGCACGACGGCGATCACCGCGGATCGACAACGCGAGGGACGCTACCTGGATTGCCCTGCCGATATCGATGCCGATGGGACCAATGAGCCAGTCCGGCAGATCATCCAGATCACCGAGATCATCGACGATGCCGGCGGCGATTCGATCCGGATCATGCCCGGGGGCTTCGCACACGGGATCGCAGACGCGACAACCTGCTTCATCACCTACGGATGGGATCGCGGCGATACGCTCTCGCTCTTCCGACCCGCCCTGATCGGTGACGGGAACGCAGGCACGGATACGGATTCTCCGATCACCTGCTCGCGTGATGCGACCTGCGAATTCGATTTCACGGTACTTGATCATCTCGGGCAGCAACTCTGGTTCACAGGGACCGTCGTGCGCAACTCATGGATGCGCGGCAATGGCGCCGGCGTCGGGCATCTGCTGGCGGAGCGAGCCGGCCCGCTCGACCGCTACCAGAGCACGGCCCCGAATGCCGCTTCGGGGCATGGCTTCTCGCCGATCGGCCGAAATACGAATGTTCAGCTGAGCGACATGGTCATCCGCCACGCTGGAGATGATCCGATCGTGTTCAACGGATTCACGGTGACCGGCCCGAGCAGCGTCTCCGGAGGTGATGATTCCACCGTGTTCCCGTATGCCGCAATCCTCCGCCGGATTCGGTTCGAGTTCTTCGGGTGCGCCGGCGGTTCCTGCAATCCGATCGATACGGGCACGGGTGGTGGCGGTCGCGGGATCGAGGCGCACGACTTGCTGTTTCGTGCCGGCGAAGGCGAGGACGTCACCTCTGGAACGATCAATCACATCATGGCGAACAGCCTGATTTCGGTCGGAGGGATCACGTCAATCAGCGCCAAGGGCCCGATGGTGACTTGGGGGGGCACTGGTACAGGCGTGGTCGCGCTGAGCAACGTCTACGATATCGGCCGCGTCAATGCCGGCACGCAGTCCTTCTACAGGCCCACGGCTTTGACGGATGCTTCGATCATTGAATCACGGGCAACTGGATCCGGCGGGTATCTCTTTAGTCCGCCGCAGTCCGGATATAGTGGATCGGATGTTTCCCTCTACCGCGTGTTGTCGCTGGATGCGGACGCACCAGGCAGCGATCCCATCTATCTCTTCCAATTCTCAGACCCGCAGATTGCGACACGCATCCGCGATCTCGCGATCATCTCGCCAAATCGCACAGGACAGAGCGCAGCAAGAACGGTATTGCGCTTCGATGCCTTCGCCGCTGGCACAACGCGCATGGATGCAGAACGCATTACCATCGGCTTCCGGCCAGGAGAGCAGAATACGTGGAGCCTACTGATCTCCGCTAGCGGTACGGATTCAGTATTCGCATCATACTACACACTCAAGCAGGTGCTGCTGGCTCATCACTGGTCATCGACGGCGAATCAGTCCACGATCTCCATAGCAGATGCTCCGGATAGGGCATTCCTGCGTGGCGGTTTCTGTTTCGTCAATAACGATCAAGATTTCTCCGGTCTGGACGCTGCCATGGATCCTGTCACTACCTGGCGCGAGCGCCATTTGCCATTCGTCGCGCCACAGCTGGGGATCCTGCAACAGACGCCACAGAGCCCACTCGCCAATCAGTGCGGCGCGCGCGACGTCGGCGCATACGACCAGTGGGGACTGCGCGTGATCCATCACAACCCCTACCTCCACGGCGATTCGTGGAAAACGGCGGCCTGGGGCCGCAGATGAGGTGAACATGGCCGACACAGAGGCACAGGCAGAGGTCGCGAAGCCGCAGGGCTTCGCCGCGCGGCTCGAGGCGGAGACGAATGCCGCCTATGCGGACGCGCTGAAGCGCGCCAAGAAGCGCGGTGCAGAGGCCCCGACGCGCGACACCGTGAAGCACGCGATCAAGTCCAGGATGCTGCGGGAGACGAAGAGGCAGCTCAACGCCGAACTGCGCGGCGCATAGACGGGAGCGTAGCGGGAGCAGTCCATGGGATCGGTCAACTTCCAGCTCGACGGCGCGCTGAGCAACGGCCAGGAGCAGCTGATCGCTCTCGGCCTGAGCATCGCGGTCACCTTCACCGCGATCACGCCATCCGTGCGCACGGCTCCGAGTGGAACGGCGCTCGTCGTTCGACTGCAGAAGCAGAGCGGAGGGGCGCCCACCGACTACATCGAGGCGACCATCGTCGCGGGTCAGCTCGTCGGCCTGGTCGCCGTCGGCAGCATCGCGATCCCGGCCGGCGCATCGTCCCAGATCTACCTGCGCGTCGTGACCGCCAGCGCCGCGCAGAATCTCACCCTCATCGCGCAGTTCGGCGAGGCTACGGGCACGCGCGCGATCCTCAGCTGGAACATCGACGGGGACGCGCCGATCGACGCGGAGTGGATGCGCATGGCCGGCCCGGCCGTCGGCTACCAGATCCGTGCAGCAGCTGTGACCCCCAGAACGCCGCCTCCCACGGTAGCTGCTCATCTCGCCTTCGCGTTCCTGGACTCGGCCGGCAATCCGGTGAACGGCGGGCTCACGGTCACCATCGCAGCCTCGAGCGGCGCCTACAGCGTGGCCTGGCCCACGGGCGCACCGCCTCTCGCTCTGCCGGGGGGCTGTACGGTCGTCGTGACCGTGACCGACCTGGTCGATACCGACATGGTCGGCGCGCTCATTGTGCTCGAGCTCGAGGCGCCTGGCCTGGGCGATGCGCTGTGCAGCCTGGACGATCTCCGCCTCGCTCTTGGGATCGACACCTCGGACGCCGATGCCGCGCTCACGCTGGCCATCGCCGGCGCCAGCGAGATGATCCGCGGGCTCACGCGCCGGCAGCTCTCGCTCTCGCGCACGATCACGGCCGAACGCCACGTGCGCGCAGGCGGCGTGCCGATCGGGCGCCTGCCCCTGCGCGAGTGGCCGATCCTCTCGATCGCAGAGCTCCGCGATGGCGATGGCGACGTGATCGATCCGTCCGAGTACGTGGTCGAGGCCGCGACCGGGCTCCTGCGCAGCCTCTCTGGCGCCGTCTGGGCGGATCTCGAGGTCGACTACGTCACCGGCTTCGTGGCCGGCATCCCGCGCGATCTCCAGCTCGCGGCCGTGCTCCAGGCGGCGTACCTGTTCAAGCAGCTCGAGCCCGGCGGCGGGCGACTGGGCAATCGTGGGCCCGCTCAGGCAGCTGTGGGCAGCCCCGGCTACCTGACGGATGACTGGGTGCCTCAGGCCCTCACGCTCGCACGCCGCTATGCGAGGGCCGCCTGATGCCTGCTGCGCGCATCGTCTGGCGGGTCTCTCCAGAGCTCCGCGCGTTCCTGCTGGCGTCCCGCCCGGAGCAGGTGCGCCAGCCGGTGCAGCGCTTCCTGGTCGCCGCCGGGCTGCGCGTCCTGCGCAATGCTGCCGAGCAGCAGATCATCCGAGGCGGGCGCTTCCGGTCACCCGGGCCTCGAGGCGGACGCGGCAAGCTGCACGATGCGCCGCCTCATCCGACCCGGCTCACCAGCCGCTCGGGCGAGCTCAGGCGCTCGCTCTCGCAGAACCGCGGCATGGACAAGACGCGCTTCCCGCGCGCTATCACGGTTGGCTCGGATCTCATCTACAGCGCCGTCCATGAGTACGGCCTGAACGTCGGGCGCAGGCGCTACCCGCGTAGAGCCTTCCTCGCGCCGGCGCTTGATGCCGAGTCGCGGCTCTTCGAGCCGCTGCTCATCGACGAGCTGCGGCGCCACTGGAAGCTGGGCAGCTGATGCCGATCGACACGCGCGCCATCGTCGACGAGATCGAGGCGGCCGTGAGGGCGGCTGTCCCGACGTTGCCGGCCGGCACTCGCGGAGTCGAGCGGCAGTTCCGCGACGGCTCCGAGCTCTCGCCCTCCGAGTATCCGCACGCATTCCTGGTCGACTTCTCGATCTCGTCTGGACCCCTACCGTTCGGCCAGTCCACGCAGGAGATCGCGCTCCAGGTGCACCTCTGGGCGGACGGGGTCAGCGTGGATGACATGCTCGATCTCTCCAGCGCTGTGCTCTCGCAGATCGTGGATACCCAGGTGCCAGGCTGGCTCGACCGCTGGCGCTGCTCTGAGATCGGGATCTCGGTCGATCCAGCGCCGGACTCGCGCGCGCGGCGCGTCGCGGTCTTCCTGGTCGAGGGCGGGGTCATCACGTGAGCACGCTCAGCGACTTCGACGGCGAGCTCTACGCGGCCCTGGCAGGCGTGGGCAGTCAATCCTGGCAGCCGATGGAGAGCGCGTTCGATTACTCGCGCAATGCCCTAGCGTCCGGAGAGCGAGGTTATGCGCTCGCAGTCACGCCGATGTTGCACCCGCGCCCGAGCTCCAATGATGCGCTGTGGGGCGCGTCCGCTCTGATCGTGCTCGCCTACCGGATCCCGGCGATCAACACGGAGCACAACGCATTCGCGACCGTGCTCGGCCCGGCATTCGTCGAGATGCTCTCCACGCCCTGGTGGACGGATATGGGCACTGTCTCCGCTCTCATCTCGCATCCGCGCGAGATGGAGCGCACCCGCATCGGAAACGTGATCGTCGCCAGCGCGAGCTGGTTCGTCGTGCTGACGTAGGGAGGCGAGATGGCCAAGTACAACTACGGCTTGCTGCTGACGGCGAAGACCGAGACCGTCCCCGGCACGCCGGAGACCATGACCTACGGGACTCCCGGCGAGGTTCACATCGCAGATGGGTTGATCAAGCTCGATGCGAGCGTCGGGCCGCTGGGCACCGGACTCGACTTCACGATGGGGGGCGAGTTCCAGGAGTCGGCTGCGGTCGGGCTCTCGAAGACGGCAGCGACGCTCCTCCGCGCAACGATCGACGGACTCACCGTCGCCGTTCCGATCGCGGGCTCGCGCATCTCGATCGGCGGTGCGCCAGCGGACGCGGACTTCGTCGCGGATCTCGGGGTCAGGGCTCTTTGGGAGGCATGCGGTCTGATCTGGACGGCAAGCGCTCCCGGTGAGGGCCCGACGGGCATCGGCCAGTCGATCCGATTGGCCACGATCAAGCCGTGCACCGTCAAACTCATGCACAAGGGCGGCTATCGCCTGATCTGGACCAACTGCATCGGCGTGCCGACCCTGAGCTTCACGCCGGGCGGGATCGGTCTGGTGACGATCGAGCTGGCGGGCACGTTCAGCGCGCGGGCGGCTGAGACATTCCCGACGGTGCTCGACTACGGCAACCAGGATCTCGCTGGCCCTCCGACGATCGAGAGCGTCGGCCATGTCTGGGGCGCTGGCGCGGTCGCGCGTGGTTACTCGAGCCTCGAGGTGACCGTCGACAACTCCAGCGACACGGTGCCCGATTCGAATGCGGTCTCCGGCGAGGTGCCCGCATCGAGCGAGAGGACGGTCAACGTGGCTGCCACCCTCTACGGAGAGAGCACGGATCCCGACTTCGAGATCGAGACGCTGCTCAAGACGGTCGCGCTCACGGGGATGACCTTCGCTGTCGGCGGAACGGTGCAGACGCCGAACGGCGTGCGCGCCAACCGCTACTCGGTCAAGCTCCCCAAGCTCGAGTTGCGCGCGGTGAAGCAGGACGTGATCGGAGCGAGCGCCGCGCCGGCGATCACGGGGCGCGCTGTGATGGACGCTGCCGAGGGCGACGAGCTGCAGATGCAGTTCTACTAGGGGCGACATGACGCGCAATCTCAAGGCCACCGTCACGATCGAGGCGGACAACCAGGCGAGCCCGGAGATCCGCAAGGTCGAGTCCGCGCTCGGGTCACTCTCCGGCGAGGTCGGCGGAGCGATCGCCAAGTGGGCGAGCTTCTCCGCCGCGATCGCCGGCGCCGGGCTCGCCTTCCGCGAGATCGGCCAGGAGCTCGTCGGCCAGGAGCAGGCGCTCGCCCGCTTCTCGTCGGCGCTCGGGGTCGTGGGCGCACGCAGCGCGTCGGCGGTCGAGGGTGCGCAGGCATTCGCCGAGAGCGTGCGCCGGACGGCCGGCATCTCCGAGTCCACCGTGCTCGAGCTCCAGGCGCTCGCCGTCGCGTACACGCGCAACGCCGAGGGCGCGCGCGAGCTGACGCAGGCAGCGCTGGACATGGCAGCGGCGCTCGGGATCTCGAATGAAGAGGCGGTTCGCAGGCTGGGTGCGAGCTTGACGGGCAATGTCGAGGCGATCTCGCGATTCAACGCATCTCTCGGCGAGTTGTCCGATGAGGCGCTGCGCTCGGGCGAAGCGATCCGTGTGATTGGCGAGCAATTCAAGGGCCAGCTTTCCGCATCCGTCGACAACGCGGCCGGTGCATTCCGGACGCTCGGGGCCAGCCTCAAGGACCTGGGCGCCGAAGTGGCTCTTGCGATTGGCGCCGGCCAGGGCGGTTGGATGCAGCAGATGATCACGGGGCTGACTCGCTGGGTCGAGGCCGAGCGTGAAGCGCGCGAGGAGCATGTCCGGCTGCGCACCGAGCTCGAGGCCACGCAGTTCAACAACGTGAGTTTCAAGGAGTTCCTCGACATTCTCCTCGGCATCCGCACGGAGCAAGCCATCGCCGCCGAGCATGCTGTGGAGTACGCTGCGGCGCAGCGTCAAGCGGCACAGGCGACCGAGGAGCGCGCAGTCCAGGAGGAGCGGCTGCGCGCCGCGCTCGCCCAGCAGCAGGCAGAGGCCGAGCGAGTCGCGCTGCTCAAGGAGTTCGGACTCACCGCAGCGGGCACGGCGATCGAGCTCGATACGCTGAGCACGCGGCTCGAGCGGCTCGATGCCATCTTCGCCGGCGGTGCCCGCAACTCTGAGGCATTCGCCAGGGCGCAGGCGGTCCTGGTCGCTCAGATCCTCGAGCAGGCGGGCGGCCTGGAGCGCATCGAGCAGCTCTACCGGGACGGCAAGATCAGCGTCACCGCCTACGCGGAGGCTCTCGCGCTCTCTGCCCAACAGGCCACGAATTTCGCGGTCAATACACGGACGAGCTCGACGGAGCTCGAGCGCCAGGGCGGCGTACTCGACGCGAACACGGCATCGTTGCTCCGGCTGTCCGAGGCTGCCGCGATCGCGAGCGCACAGATGGCGCAGGTCGCCGTCTTCAGCTCCCGCGACTTCGACCGGATCGCGCGTGAGCAGGGGCGTGCAGCTGCCGTCGATGCGGCGACAGCTGGAGGCGGTCGTCTCGTACTCGGAGGGACGCGCGTCGTCTTCCGCGGCGGCTCGCGCCTGACGCGAGAGCCTGGGCTGTACTCGGCGCTGCACTGATGGCCTACCGCGGCCCTCGCTTCCTGTTGCATCATTCCGCGGCCGCGGTCGTCGGCTCGATCATCGGTACAGCTCCGGTCGCCTCTGGCGTAGGGGCGGGCCCGACGGCGGCCGCATCGCGTGCACGGATCGCGGACTCCAAGCTCGGCCGGATCGTGCGCCTGAACCTGGCGACGGGCGATGCCTGGATGGCATGGGATGGCGGAGCGGGCCACCCAGGGCTCGACCGGCTGATCATCCCTGCGGGCCACAACCTCGCGACCGCCTGCGCGACCGTCGAGCTCCGCTCAAAGGGCACAGCCTTCACCGGCCCGACCGAGGGCACGCTGCGCGAGAGCTGGACTCCGACCACGGGCCAGCAGAGCCGGACGTTCACCGCCGTGACCGATCGCTACCTGGCGCTTGTCCTCAAGACGCTCTCCGCTCAGCCCGAGCTCGGCGAGATCTTCGTCTCCCAGACACGCACGCCGCAACGCGGGCCATCGACGCCGTGGCTCGACACCGCGAGCCCGAATCTCGTGCGCACCGAGACGCGCGAGCGCGACGTCTTCCTCGTCGCGCGCCCAGCGCTGCGCAGGGTCGTCTGGCGCTTCGAGCGCGTCGACTTGCCGGCCGGTGACCTGACGCTCTTCTCCGAGCTCGCCCTGGCTGCGCGCATGGGGATCGTCTACGTCGATCCGCCCGGCGATGATGCGAGCCCGCCCCCGCCCGTGGCCTACTGGGCGGAGGTGACGGTGGAGCAGGAAGCGCGCGCGCCGCGCAGCTCGGGGCTCTCCTACTCCGCGGACGTGTCGCTGCTCGAGGCACTGTGATGCGAGCGCTGGCGGACCGCGAGGCGGCGCTCGCGGCACGAGGCGTGATCTTCCCGGTGCTTCTCGCGCGCCTCACGACCTATTCGGATGCGCGCACGCTGGCCGATCCGATCGACACCTGGATCTCGAGCACCTGGCGCACGGCGACCTGGGGCGCGGAGCGCGAGTTCTGGCCGCTTCTGGTCTCGGGCATGCCGCAGGTGGATCGCATCGGGCACGTACCGATCCCCGAGCTGACCCTGGGCGGGCTCGGCGGCGCGCTCCGCCGGCAGTGCACGATCATCCTGCGCGGCTGGGATACGGAGCTCGGCGCCGTGGCGCCCTACCTGACGCAGTCAGGCGCCCGTGATCTCCTTGGCATGCGCGTGGAGATCGGTGAGCTGCTGCTCGAGGCGCCGTCCGAAGTGCTGGACTGGCAGAGGATCGGAGCCGAGGCGGCCGTCGTGCCGCTCTTCGTCGGCCGGGTCGAGGCCGTGCTACGCCTGGGCGAGGAGATCGAGCTGCGCCTCGAGGTCGAGCTGCCGGCGATGCCGTGGCTCACCGCGAACGATCCGACCACGAACGATCCGGATGATCTCGGGCGCGTGCTGCCCCTCCCGATCGGGCGGGTCGAGCGCGTGGAGGCCATCGCGTGGACGGTCGGAGCCCGCACCACGCTCGCGGTCGAAGCGCTCGCGGGCGCAACGACGCTGCAGCTGACGGATGCCTCGGGCTTCCCATCTGCAGGCGCAGCGACCCTCGGCGGAGGCGAGGTCGCGCTCTACTCGGGCAAGACGGCGAACCAGCTGACGGGAGTCACGGGCCTGGCGAAGACCCACAAGCCGGGCGACATGGTCATCGAGCGCATCGGCGGGGATGCGGTCTACGTGCTCGGCAGCTCTCCACTCTCCGCGGTCGATGCGCTCTACGTGCGCTCCGCATGGTCGGACGAGCTGCTGCGCGTCACGACGCCCTATGCCGTCCAGCTATCCGATCCGACCGTGATCTCCGGCAGGCTGCTCGCGACTGTCCGCTTCGCGCCGGCGGACCTCGATGCGCTGATCGCAGCACTGCTCGCGGCCGAGGTGCAGCAGCAGCCGACGCGCTCCACGGACGTGGTCGCGCCCGATTCGCTGCAACCCGTGATCGATATCGACTACGCCAGCACGCGGTCGATCGTCTCGGGTTCGCTCTACTACGGCGTGGTTGACGACTGCTTCGCTCCGTACTCCGATTCGGGCGACCTGCCCAGGGCCAATGATGGCTGTGTGATCCGCGGCATCTTCACCGCCCACAGCGGCGGCAGTGCGCGGATCATCATGCAGACCGTGTACTTCTCGGCCAGCTATGAGGGCAGCGCAACGATCGGGCACGTCACGGTGAGCCTACGGCGCTCCGGCGCCACGATCGCAAGCATCGTCGTCGACGTTCCGAAATCCACGCCGGAGGGGCTCGGCGGATACTTCGCGACGTTCGCCGAGCCTACACACGATTGCGACGCGGATGAGATCCGATTCACGATCGACACGGATCCCGAAGGCGGCCTGTTGCGGATCGGGTACATCCAGCGCGGCGGCATCAATCGCGTGCTGCCCGGCATCACCACGCAGCCACAGGTGGCCGAGACGGGCAGCACCGAGGTGCAGCTCCGGGCGGCCTCGGTCGGCGGGGGGCTGCGCTTCTACGCGGACGTGCAGGGGCCGCTCGTGCCCTGGCAGTGGCAGACCGAGTACGCATTCGACTCCGATGCGGAGTGGAGCGAGAGCGGGATCACGCGCAGCCAGGACACCGGCCAGAAGGTCGAGGGCGCATCGAGCACCAAGCTCGCGGCCGCGCAAGGCGCGCTCGTGCAGGATCATCTCTTCGAGGCATCCGGCGATGGCGTCGCTGTGTGGCGGGGTACGCTCACCTTCCCGGGCGGCGGCGTGCAATCCGAGGGCTCCGCGTGCGCCTCGATCGTCAAGACGTCAGGCGATGAGTACGGCATCCTGATCACCGAGAGCCCGAGCCTGGATCTCTCCAACGCAACGCTCGAGTTTGACGTCTGGCTGGAGAACGGCCACACGCTGATCGATCATGATGATGAGCTGCCCGGGTCGCTCAACAACTGGAAGGGCAGCTTGATGCTGATCCTTCTGACGGGTGGCGCGTTTTCGATCTACAGCTACGGCCTGGACAACGGACTCGATGCGCTCGAGACATGGAAGCGTCTCAAGTGGACGCCAGAGGATGTACCGACGACGGTCTCAGGCGGCGGCGTCAACCTCGCCAACGTGACCCGCATCGACGTGCGCACGCACGCGCCAACTGCTGCGACAAATGGCTTCGAGACGCGCGTCGACCACATGGTCATGCGCTCGCGGATCACGGGCATCGCGCAGCGCAACGCTGCCGCGACCATCGGTGACTGGAGCAGCGCCGGGCCCGTCTACCGTTTCCGCGTGCGCGCAGATGCGCCTGCGCGGATCTCGCGGCTCGAGCTTGCCTTTGCCGACGAGATCGAGACGGGCACCACGGAGCCATCGGCACGACGGACGCTGCCCGTGCCGGTCGACTATCTGGTCGCTGGCCAGTGGATGATCCTCGAGATCGATCCCGTCGACGTCGGCGGCCCAACGGTCCTGGCCGTGCGGACCGTGCGCCTCGAGCTGGACACCGACGGCCAGGCAGCCGTCGGCGTGTGGATCGACTGGCTGGAGAGCGGCCAGACCACAGGCAATCCGTACAGCGCGGCGCCCGATACGCTGATCGAGGCCGGACCGGACGTGCTCCGCTACCTGTTCGAGGAGCTGGTCCAGCCGCCGCAGCAGATCGACGCCACGCTCGCCGGTGCTCTGGCGACGCACCTCGGAGCGGACGTCTTCGGGGCCGACCTGCGCGCGCTGGGATCGGACTTCGGCTCCGTGGTCGAGCGCCTCGGCGTGTCGATGCGGGCCAGCATCTTCCCGCTCGATCGCTTGGGCGGCGCCATCTGGGGCTGCTGGGCGGCCGAAGCGGACGGGACATGGCCTGCAGCGACGCTCGTCCTGAGCGCCTGGGAGGGGATCGTCGAGGTGCCGGCCGAGGATCGGCCCCCCACGGAGCTGGATCTGCTCTACCGCTGGCACGCCCACAGGGCGACTCGCGGGCAGCTCGCGGAGCGCGCCTGGCAGGGACTCGTGGCTGCGAGCGATCCGGCTGCGGCGGCACGTAGAGGCACGCTCCTCGGGGATCCCGTCATCCTGCCCGCGATCTACGACGCGGCCACGGCCGAGGAGGTCGCAGCCATCCTGGGCGCCGCGCGCCTGGCGCCTGGCAGGCTCTTCGAGCTGCTCGGAGTGCCCGCGGCGGACAGCTACCCGCTCGAGATCGGAGACCTGGTGCAGCTCACGCTGCCGGCCGAGCTCGACGCCTCGACGCTGACGGTGCGGCTCATCGGGGTGAGGCGTGATTTCGACGTGCGGTCCGCGGACCTGGTCGTGCAGGAGGTAGCCGTCTGATGCCGATCCCGGAGCCCCCTGCGAGCTGGGCCGATCTGCGCCACGCGGCGGAGGTGATCGCGATCCTCTCCAGCACGGCCGTGGCTGGCTTGACCTACTGCCTGCACCGGCTCCGCCAGCCGCTGCTCGATCTCTCCGCTCGACTCGCGCGCCACGAGCAGGAGGAGGACGCCCCGGCTCGCGCCGCGATTCAGCAGCTCAATCGGGACGTCCGGGGTGGCTTCCAGCGCGTCGAGCTCGAGCTCGGCCGGCAGCGTGACACGCTTGTCGAACACGGGCAGCACCTCGCAGCGCTGGACGAACGCACCGAAGTCCTACTCCTGCGCTGGCCCTGATGCTGATCGCGTCCGATCTGCTGCGCACCGAGCTCGAGGCCTCCGACTGGAGGCTCCAGGCCCTCGTCACGGACGCCGTGCGCATCGCGGGCCTCGCCGGCTACCACCTGCGCCTGACGGGAGTGCGGCGCTCCAGGACGCGCACCCTGGAGATCTACCTGCGCGCCGGCAAGCCGGCTCCGCCGAGCTCCGTGCACGAGGCGACGCCCTGCCGTGGGGCGGACCTCGTACCTGTCCCGGCGGCCACAGGGACCGATGCAGGCGCGGACATGGCCGCGGCGATGGCCTACGGGCCCAGCCTCGCCGAGGCGATCAACCGCGGCTGGCGGTATCCCCGGGGCAAGCCATCCGCGCTGTGGCACTCGGTCTCGGGGCTGCACCTGCACTTACAAGTTAGTTATGACGCAATTGAGCTGCTGCCTTGAGTCTCATCCGATAGCGGCGCTTGGCATCAGTGCGACATGCCGAGCACGCACGCTGCGCTCCGTACACCCGATCGAATGGATGCCAGCCCAGCCAATCCTCGAGCGTGCCGTAGGTGACGTGGTGCGCCGAGACCTCGCGCAAGGGCGCGAAGGCTGGAGCGGGCGAGGTCACGGCTCCGAGGTCACCACGTCCTCACCTCAGCCACCCGCGCAGGCTCGATCGGGTTCGCGCGGCCATGCACCACGCCGCAGCAGAACGCCACGACGATCCAGACCGCGGCGATCATCAGGCTCGAGAGCATCACCCCGCCCCTGTCATGCCGTTGCGTGAGGCGCTCGCGGGTACCGTCGCTGCGCTCGATCCAGAGCGGGTCTGGATTGCGCGGCTCGTCGCGCTCACGGAGCTCGACGCGCTCGAGGGCATGGATCGTGAGGCGTCCCATCAGCGCCGTCCCGTGGACGTCTCGGACCAGACGCGCACGCCGGGCAGCCGCAGCTCGGCCTTGTGCCGGGTCGCCTGCTCGCGCAGCCAGGTCGTGTTGACCGCGATCGCCTCGCGCGGGATCGTGCCCTCGATCACGCCGACCAGGAACGCCTGCAGGTCCTCGACTTCGGCTCGCCAGACCTCGCGCACGGCGAGCCCGGCGGCACGCGGCGGCGGGGGCGGAGGCGCCGGCGAGGGCGGTGGGGGCGGCACGATCTGCTGTGCCTGCTCCTGGACGACGTCGGCGAGCTCGGCCTCACCGGCCGCTGCGAGGGCAGTCGCCTCGGCCTCGGCCTCCGCGCGAGCTGCACGGGCCGCAGCCTCCGCGGCTGCATGCGCGGCTCTCGCCTTGACCTCCTCTTCGGCTGCCCGCTGCGCAGCGATGCGCCGCTGCTCGGCGACGTAGCGGTCGCACTTCGCCTTGAGCTCGGCCTCGACCTCGAGGAAGGGTTGCTCGAGCCGCTTGCGGCGCCCGACCAGGTCCTTGTGCAGCTCGTGCGCGCGCCGGACCGTGGGGCCGCAGTCCGCCTCGATCGCCTCGAGCCAGCCCTTGATCTCGGCTCGCATCGCCGCGGCGAGCTCCAGCGATCCTTGGTCGATCACCTCGAGCTCGGTCGCGCGCAGCTCGAGCGCGCCGACGGGCGCCTCGAACTTCTCGGTCGGGAGTGGTGCAAGAGCCAGGATGCTCATCAGATCGTCCTCGCCGTCTTGAGGACAGCATCGAGCTGCCGGTGCGTGACCTCCGCGGTCCGCCGGCAGCCGTGCTTGCCCAGGACCCGCGCCAGGACTGCGGTGGCCTCGGACTTGACCTGGTAACGCGCGCGGACCACGGCCCAGATCGCGGCCTGCTCATCGGGCCCGATCGAGCGTGCCGGGTCCGGGACGGCCGGCTCGGGCGCCGCGAACTGGACCTTGGCCATGGCGCGCGGGCGGCGGGGCGGCTCGACAGGCGCCGGTGAGGGCGCATAGCGGTCCCCGAACGCGCCGCCGTGATCCTCGGCCGGCGCCGGCGGGACAGGCTCCGGATCCGGATCGACGCTGGGGGGAGGGAGATCGCCCCCCGCGTCCTCCTCGGCGAGGGACGTGCCGAGGTCCGGATCCGGAGCCCCCTCGAGCTCCGCTCCCGTGCTCGCCCAGATGATGGGGTTGGGAGCGGAGCCGTCGGCCCCCACAGCATCCAGAGGCGCGGGCTGCGCGACCTCCGTCGCGTGCATCGCCCAGGCCGGGACCTGCGCCGGCCCTGCAGCCGGCATCGAGGTGACCTGGTGCAGCTCGACCATGTCCTGCTGCTCCTCGGCGGTCCGCAGGCCCATCAGGACGGCGCCGAAATGATCGCGCAGGTGGAAGCCGAGGGCGCGGTACTGGAGCATCCGCTGCGGGTACTGCGTCCAGGGCCCCTGCTTGCCCCAGAGGCCGGCCCGCTTCGCGTCTGCGGTTGCGAACGTGGTCTCTTCAGGCTCCGTAGCGTCGCGCGCCCAGGTCCGGCACCAGCCCGTCAGCTGGTCGCCCTCAGCACGAGTGCCAGTCTGGACGTGCGTCCCTTGCTTGAGCTCGCCGCTCGCCTCGACGAGCGCTCGAGCCGCGTCCCCTTTCCAGGTCGGCACGCCACCGATCACGACCACGGATGAGAGCGCGCGCATCGGCGTGAGGCCAGCCTCCATCCCGGTCTGCACTGCGACCATGACTTTCTCCGCTGACTCCATGCCGCGCGGGGCCAGGCCTGACGCAACCACAGCACGTGAGAATCGGTAGAGGTCATCCATCGAGCGCAGCTCGAGGCCGCGGTTACCGATCGCGACCATGGCGCGCGTGGGTGCAGGCTCAGAAGGCGACGACATGGCTTGAGTCCTCCGTGTAGGGTTCGCTCGCCCGCGCCCACGCGGGCAGCTGGATCGACTGGATCGCGTCGCTGTACCCGGGCCAGATGCCCGAGCGCTCGCACGCGCGCCACTGCTCGAGCCAGCGCAGCGCCGTCTCGCGCCCGAGCATCAGGTCATCGTGCGCCAGCTCGTACACCGCGACGGCGTAGGGCGGCTCCTTCTCGACGGCGATCCAGAGCCAGCGGTGCGGCGCGCCGAAGACGCGCTCGAGGCCGAGCGTGTACCAGCCGGCCTGCGCGTGGTAGTCCATCCTGGCGATCTCGCGGGCGAAGCCCTTGGGGCTCGCGTCCACCGTCGTCTTGAGGTCGATCGCGCAGGCGCGCCCGGCGATCATCCGCAGGCTATCGAGCCTGCACTTGGCCATCCCCTCGCCCTCCCGCCAGATGAGCGACGCTTCGTTGACCCCCTTGCCCCTGAGGATCTCCGCCGCGACCGGATGCGACCAGACCGCCGCAGCGAGGTCGGCGCACAGCTCGTACTCCGCCTCGCGCAGGATCGTCCGGCCCTCGGCCCGAGCCTCGAGATCCGCCCAGATCGCCTTGCCCTCCTTGGTCCGCCGATCGCATGGCGGCGCCGCGATGTACTCGTGCTCCCAGCGGTCGCGCTCGAGGACCGCGAGGTGCACGGCCTGTCCGAGCTCCTGCGCCTGCGTCGGCGGCTCCGGGTGGAGCAGCGCGTGGCGCGCATGCGCGGGCGAGCGCCGCAGGTGCTTGAGCCTCGAGATGTTGGGCGCGTCGATCTGCTCGTACCCATCGCGCGAGAGGGCGAGATGCAGGCCTGGCTCGATCATCGCGTCACCTCTGCGACGACCGCCGATTGTGCGCGAGCTTCCCGTGCGCGCTCCAATGCGATCATCAGATCGCCCGCGCACGTGCCGCACACGACGCGGCGCGAGAGCGGCCCGAGATAGTCCAGATCGCTGTGCCCGTCGGCATCGGTGTACACGTCGGCCGTCTGCACTAGCAGCACGCGCTCGAGGCGCGGCCCGATCCGGTCAGCGCAGATCTCGCAGTGCATGATGTCTCCCGTGGTGCGCAGTGTGCGCGTGATGCAGGGGAGTATACCGCCTGGCATGGCGCCGTCAAGGGCCGGCGAAAATATATTTTCGGCTCTCCTTGCGTGCCACACTCCGGCCGGCATAGTATGGGCCGGATGCAGCTCGACCGCTACCTCGCCCGGGCGGGCATGACCGAGACGCAGCTCGCCACCCTGGCCGGCTGCACGCAGGGCACGATCTCGCGCCTCATCGGGGCCGTCCCGGTGCGGACCGCCTCCATGGCCCTCGCCCTGGCGATCGAGCGCGCGACCCGCGGCGAGGTGCGCGCAGAGGACCTGCCGCTCACGACGTCTACCCGCCGGGCCCTGGCGCTCCTGCGCGCCTCGGCGGCCAGCGAGCGGGCGGGCGGGCGATGACCTGGCGGGCGCCGATAGGACCGTGTCCGTGGTGCCACGCACACGAGCTGGTACGCCAGTACCGGTACGGCGCCGACGACATGTACCGCTGCACGGCGTGTCGCCAACAGGCGCTGATCCGCGACGTGCAGACCGACACCGCGCGATGGGCGCGCATCATCCGGCGCCTCGAGCCGGAGCACGACACAGGAGGATGAGATGATCAAGCGAATACGACCGATGAGCGCAGCCGAGCAGGCACTGCGCACCGAGCTCTCCGCCCTGAGGCGCATCGAGCGGGCGCTCGATGACCTGCCATCGGGAGAGCAGCGCATCCAGGTGCTGTCCCGTGCCCTCGAGGGCGTGCGCGAGCAGGCAGCTTGGGAGACCGATACGGGCGAGCCCGAGGCGCCGGACAACTAGGTGCTGATCCTCGGCATCGACCCGGGGCTGGGAGGAGGGCTCGCCGTCCTGCGGCGCGGCGAGCCCGCCATGCTGGCCGACATGCCGGCGATCTGGATCCAGCGCCGCCCAAAGGGCCGGCGGCGGGAGTACCTCGTCGGCGAGCTCGCCGAGATGCTGCGCAGCGTCACCCTTATGCGGCAGCCGAGCGACGAGCTGCGCGCCGTCGTGGAGCGCCAGCACGCGATGCCCGGGCAGGGCGTCTCGAGCTGCTACTCGCTGGGCTACGGGACCGGCATGGTCGCAGGCATCCTGGCGGCGCTCTCGATCCCGCTCGAGTGGGCCGAGCCGGCCGCGTGGAAGCGCGCCATGGGGCTACCACGGGGCGCGGACAAGGGCGCGAGCCTCGAGCTGGCCTCGCGGCTGTTCCCGGGGGCGGAGATCGGGCGGAAGGACGGCCGCGCCGAGGCGCTGCTGCTCGCGGAGTACGGGCGGAGGAAAGGGTGACCGTGAAGATCGATTTGCAAGCAGTCCGCATGGGGGAGCGCCACCGAAATGATCTCGGCGACCTCGAGTCACTCAAGAGTAGCCTCGAGGAGCTGGGGCTCTTGCAGCCGATTGGGATCACGCCCGATCACACGCTGATATTCGGTGAGCGCCGTCTCGAGGCCGCGCGAATGGCCGGCTGGGAGACGATCGAGGCGCGCGTCATCAAGATTGCCTCGATCGTCGACGGCGAGCTCGCCGAGAACGATATCCGCAAGAACTTCACCGCCAGCGAGCGGGTGGCGATCGCCGAGACGGTGGCGGCAGAGATCGGCAAGCGGCAAGGGGAGAGGACGGACTTAGTGGCAAATGCCACTAAGTCGCAAGTACCCGACAATCCTGAGGAACGCCGAACGCTAACCATTGCCGCCAAGAAGGCGGGCTTTGGCGGGGCGAGAGGCTACCGGCGAGCGCTGGCCGTAGTCCGGGCGGCCGAGGAAGATCCTGAAGCCTTCGAGGATCTCGTCTCGCAGATGGACAGGACCGGGAAGATCAACGGCGCCCACAAGGAGCTCGAGAAGCGGAGGGTTGCGAAGATCCTGAGCACTCAGCCATTGCCGGCGCCCGCCGGTACCTTCGACGTGCTGGTCATCGATCCACCCTGGCCCTACCAGAGCCGGGCCAAGGATGCTTCGCACCGCGCGAGCAACCCGTACCCGGATCTCTCAGTCGACGAGATCTGCAAGCTGCCGATCGCGAATCATCTCAACGAAAATGCCATCG